GGCAGGGTCAGAACCCTAGTTTCAACATTGAACTGTGCAGTTGCAACAGGTTTGTTTTCAACAACCAGATCCTCAGTGGCAAGCAGTTTTGCCAGTTGAGACTTGATTTCATAGTTGATTGCCATTGGGTCTCTTGCTTATGTGAATAGTCTACAGCATCCAGGTGATTCTGAAACCCATTGCAACCACTTTACAAACTGGCACACGAACCAACCCCCCACACTTATTTAAGGTGCAGGGGGCTTTGGTGAGTACTCCTCTTTTAAATTTGCTTCTACTCAGTTGTTAGGATGTGTCTGCAGAATCTCCTTGCTTGATGGTCCACTATACCACATTCTGAGATGCACTGGAAGTACTCGGAAACTTGGTCGTATTTCTCATCTTGAGTATGTTTTTGATCCCACTTCCAGGATGCTAGTTCATTATGTGATATCAGGTTGTGCATAATGACCTCCTCATCTCACTATCAATATTTAGTCATCGTATGCTAACTTAATGTAGTTCCTGTTACATTTAACTTTTTCTTTAGGAATTGCAATGCTTCTTTACGTTGTCTTACTGCTTCAGGTTTGAGATGAATCTTCTGTTCTTTCTTGGAGTGATGCTGCCAGTTTGGAACATTCATGGTTCTATTCTAGAGAAATTGCCTTGCTTTTCAAACTTTATCACATTATCAAACTTATCCTCAAGTCCCTCCTTGTGAGAGATGACAAAGATATTGGCATCTTTAATCACAAATCTAATAATCTTGAGAAACTCTTCTGTGCCAAATCCATCAAGGGATGAATCAAAAACTTCATCCATGATAAGCAGGTTAGTATTTACAGAGTTTTTCATTCTTGCAATCTCTCTCCAGGTGAAAAGAAGTGCAAGGTCAATTCTCATCTTCTCCCCTTCTGAGAAGGATTGATAAGTAAAGTCCTCATGAATAGGTGATTCAATGGTCTCTGTAAATTCTTCATCAAGTTTGAAATTGATGTAGAAGTCCATCATCTGCAGGTATTTGTTTGCCTGTTGATTGATGATGGGAAGATACTTCTTGATAATTTGTGTTTTTACTCCTCCATCCTTAAGGAGGTTGTAGGTGAAATCAAGATAAGTAATCTTCTCTTTTTTCTCACTTATGGTCTCAAAGGTGTCCTGAAGGTTGTTTCTAAACTCTTCTAACTTTTCATGTTCAGTATTTCTGTTTGCAATTTGACTGGTAATTGTTTGAATTTCATGTTCCAGTCTTTTGATTTGTTTCTGACACCCATTGATGTGAGTATTGTTCTGAGTAATACCATTAAGAAGTTTACTTAAGTCTCCTGAAATCTGTTGGAATTGGGACTCCCTTTCTTCTTCCTTTTTAATTGCATCCATGAGTTCTGTATAACCCTTCTGCAATTCTTCTGCTTTAGATTGAGAGTCACTAATTCTATTTACGCGAAAGGTCTCTTCAATGTCTTGTGAGCAGGTAGGGCAAACCCTATTTTCTGTAAAGAACTTATGTTCTTTTACAATACCAGAAATCTTCTGTGACAATTTACCCTTGATATTTCCATATTCTCTAAGTTTAGATGCTGACCCCTCAAGAGAAGTCATCTTAGTTTGAAGTACAACAACATCATTGTTGATTTCTTCATTCTTATTCATCAAATCATTTTCTTCAGTCAAAAGATTATTAATATTATTTTCTTTGACTGCAATATCTTCTTGACTCTTATCTTCAATCTGTTGGATAAAGTTCTTCTGCATTTCAACTTTATCTTTAAGATTGTCTTTCTTCAACTCAAGAGTTTTGATTTCATCTTTAACCAAACGCAATCTACCCTTTACAATCTCATTCATAGAGGAGAAGATCTTGATGTCCAATAGATCTTCTACAACCTCTCTCCTGCTGTTTGTAGGGAGTTGCATGAAGGGAACAAAAGAACTACTACCCAGGATTACAATCTGAGTAAAAGACTTGTAGTTCATCTTCAAGACATTCTGTTCCAACCACTTCTGTTGGTCAATAGCAGAAGAATTCTGGTTCAATTCTTCACCATCTCTATAGATCTTGAAGATATTTGGTTTGATTCCTCTCTCTACTCTCCACTCAGTACTATTGACAGTAAACTCAATCTCTACAAAACAATTTTTTTCATTTGTAGTATTGATAAGTTGACCCTTGTTAATCTTTCTGAAGGACTTACCATACAATGAGAATGTGAGTGCATCCAAGATAGTAGACTTACCAGCACCATTTGTTCCAATGATGAGAGAAGTGTTATCACTATCAAGTGATACTGATGTAGGGTGGTTCCCAGTTGATAAAAAGTTCTTCCAGGTAATGGTCTTAAAGGTTAGCATCAGTTTTATCTGGGGGAATCACAATGTCATTTTTTGAAATGATAGCATACCTGTGACCATGTGTCTCACAAGTATGAATCATTAAGTCGCTTTCAATCTCAATCACATGCATTAGAGGATAATCCATTTCTTCTAACTGCATTGAATATCTCATAGCATCATCTTCTTCTTCAAAGATGTAGAGAACCTGTTCTCCATCATCATCTACTACAGAATATGCACCTTCCTTCTCCTTTCCTGCTACTGTGATTATAAACATTATACTAACTCACATGCTTCCTCATAGACATCCTTGATGAGAGATTGAACCACTGATTTATCAAGTGAGAACTCTGCCTCTTCAATATATCTATTCAAGATGGAGAAGGTATCTTCTGTCTCTACATCTGGATTTTCAGTAAAGTATCCATTGTTGAAATCATAACTCTCAACAATCTTCAGATCAGCAACCTTTGTCTCATAGATTTTGTCTACAAATTTTTCAAAGTTTGTAATATCATTCTTTGATTTGACAATGATCTTTACAATCTTATTGTGATATGGAGATGAGTCAAACATTTGATAAGGAGTGTCATCATAATAGATGTTGTGGAACATTCTAAAAGGATTGTTTACATATTCAAAATCCATATCATCAGTATCTAAGATGATAAATCCTCTGTCATCATTGACATCATTCCAGAACATCTCATATGGATTGCCTATGTAGAAGATTCTTCCATCATTTGACCTTGTATGGTAATGACCCGAAAATACTTTGTTGAACTTCTGATATAGTTCGCTCTCCATACCATGATCCATGATGAGGTTTTTATGAGCTCTAAATCCTGTGAGTTCAAGGTGCCCCATCGCGTAGTGGCAAGTTGAATCTTCAATAGATTTAAAAGTTTTTTCTTGATTGTCTTCATTGATCCAGGGAATAAAAAGGATAGGTGTTTTATCAACAACTACCTCAGTTGCTTCTGAATATGTTATCACATTATCATATTCATTGAGGAGAAGATCAATAGAGTTGATGTTGTTGGTATTTTTGTAGTAGGCATCATGATTGCCCACCATCAGATGCATAGTAATACCTCTTTCCTTAAGAGGATCAAACACTACTCTCTTTGCCCAATCAAGTGCTTTGAACTCAATGCCTTTTCTACTATCAAAAGCATCACCCATGTGAATTACAGTGGTGATACCCTCTTTGTCCAGTGTTGGGAAGAAAATCTCATTGTAAAACTTTTCAAAATAGTCATGAAAAAGTTTAGAACTTTTCCTTGCACCATAATGAGTATCACTAATAACTGCTACTCGCATCAATTCCTCAACTTACTATGGACAGCATCCTTGATACTATTGTAGTCTGAGTAATTGCTTGCGTCAAGGTCATTAGAGTCAAAGACCTCATCAAAGTTAGTCTTCTCTAGAATCTTGTTCTTGATTTCAAGTTGCTTCTTCTCTTGTTGAATCCTTCTCAGGAATGCGTAGTAGATAATCTGAGTGAAATAAGCAAAAGGATTCTTGGACTTCTCTGGATTGAAGTTATGGATATATCTTACACAGTTCTCAATACCATCACAAATCATGTCATCTTTGAACATGTAGTTCACAAAGTTTGGTTTATATGACAGATGATTAGCAATCTTCAGGAAGCATTCACCAATGTATCTGGGAATCTGTGGTTTTGGTAATTCTTTTTCCTTTGCTCTCTCAACATCAATTGCATACTGTTCCAGGGCAGCCAAGAAATCTTTATTGTTGACATAGTGCTCTGATTTCTTAGGTCTTGCCATAGTAGTATAAGAGAAGGGCATAATAATCATTTATCTACTGGAATTATTATAACAGCAAAACAAAACGTTGACAACGATACACTTTACCAGTAGACTAGGTTTGTTGCCTTTGAAAGATGAGCCTTAGCTAGATTTATAGAGTTTCTCTAGAACCTCCTTAGCATCTTGTACAGAGGAGAGATATCCCATCTTCCTATCTATCTGAGCATGATTACCTTTATGCATCTTTCTTATATACTCTTGATAATACAGAATCATCTCAATATCTTCTGATTCAGACATAGTAAGAACATCATCCATATTTACCAAGAACATATCTTCAGTAGTTGATTTCAACCAAGGTTCAAACTTATGACCTACAACTGTTCCTCTTAACTTTACTTCTTCAACCACAATAGGGTTTGACACAAGAAGCATGGTTCTATCTTCTTCTACTTCTGCTGCTACCTTGGCAAAGATTTCATCTCCACCTTTGAACTTGATTGTACAGTAGAAATCATCTTCTAGCATACACTCCCTCCTAGTCTTTTATGTTGACTGATATAATGTCATAATTGAATTGCTCTTGAACATAAATTTTCACTCTCTCAATAAAATGATTCAGTGTATAATTCTTTCTTGATCCCAAAGTTAGATCATCAGCAATATCATATAGTTTTGCTTTCACTTTGTTTTTGCCTTTTCTTAGGACTCTACCAATACTCTGTAAGTTGCGAATACGAGATTTGGATGGAGAGGCAAAGATTACATTGTGTAGATTCTTGATATTGATTCCTGTACTGAATGTTCCATAAGAAGCAACAATGATTGCATCATTCTGCTGCTCTGTAATTTCCCTTACTTGTTCTCTGTCTTCAGCATCTACACCACCATGAATGAAGAAAACTTTTCTTCCTTCTGTGACTTTTTTATTTATCAAATCATAAAGTATGGCACCATGTGC